CTGTAGCTTCACGAGGTACGATATTGAATTCGAGTGCTCTTAATTCTAAGAAAGCTCGGTCAGCTGTTTTAGCATACGTTTGTCTTAGAATAACTTGAGCCATAATATATGCTTCAGCCATTTCGAAAGAAAACGGAGCTAGAGAGTCATATATCATTGACCCTTGTCGTTTATCGTATTTAGTTTCAGTTCTATATAAGGCATCAGCTAATATATTTTCATAGGTTTTATTTTCGTACATATGCCGTCACCTCTTTCGATATGTTATTAATATCGCCATATATAGTTATGGCTGTGAATAAACATAATACAGAACCGCCTTCGTTAGAGAATCTAAAGTCTTTAACTTCTTTAATTCGATCGTCGGCTAATAAGGCTTCCTTAATACGACGTTCTATTTCAGCAAAAACATACGGTATAGGTTCGCCGATTAAATCGCTTAACTCTATACCGTAGTTCCAGTCATAAATTAAATATTTATAACGCTCTGTATTAATGATTTTAAAAATAGCTTGCTCCATCGCTTCGATATCGTCACACATACCGATTAATTTATAATCGTCTTCGTACCTAACTCTAAAGGTATTCGACGTTTGTTTCGTAACGACTAAGCTACTATCTATTTGATTATTGCTTGATGTAGGAGTTAGTGCCATTATTTAGTAGTACACCCCGTATTCGGATTAAATACACGATCGATAGCTATATATCGTTGACCGCCTGTCTCTTGAAATAACCATACTTCATCGCCGACCTTAAGACCGTTATGTACTAAGTACTTCTTACGACCTTTATACTCGTGGTTATGGCTAGCAAATTCTGCATAACCGCCACCACCACTTCGGTTTTCGGTGATATGATCGACACTCATTTCCATCGTCCATTCACACGTATTCTTCGTTAATTTAATACGTTCAGCCGGGATAATTAATTGAGAATCTAGGGCTATTTGTAGTGGATCGACAGAAACGACGATACCGATTAACATCGTAGCCGGCTTAGTGCTAGCTACAGCATCGACCGCTACATTCTTAATAGTATTGAGTATTCTGTTATAATCGTTTTGCATTATCTAACACCCGTTCTAATAATATGAGTCGGAGGTACGCCATTATGGTAAGCATAGTTAACATCGCTATACTGAATTACGGAACCAGCATCGGTACTATTGCCGACACAGCCACCGTTACCGTCAGCCACAACGACATGTTCTTCTCCGTCATAGATTAAGATATCGCCAGGATTAGCTTGACCAGTATACTCTTCGATAGCATATCCGTTAGCTTCTGCATACGATTTAAGCCCTGGTACATCTTTAATACCAGCTTCATAAGCACCTTTACACATTGAGTTATAGTAAGAACCGGCTAATGTAGCACGATCGACACATCCATTATCACCATAAGGAGAAGATGTACCGAGTACAGCATCTAGACCTTTTTGTACGGCCGCGGAAGATGTAGCACCAGCACCAGTCGTAGTACCACCTTTAGAAAAACCTTTAGATTTAGATTTCTTAAGCTCTTCGATACGTTTTCTAGCGGCTTCATCGCCCCAGTCTTCAGTCGTAATTTCTGGTACTTCTTTATCGAAGTAAATGATATCTAAGTCCATAAGATGTTTATGATTATTAAATTTATGTGTAACAGATTCTACGTACACTAATTCGTTAATGATTTGATCGCCGATATCGAAATTAAGCCATACACCAGAACCAGGTCGTATCTCGGTATGACCTAAGCAGTCACTTAAACGTAAGCTATGAGTTTTTTTAGCTAACAATTCAAGATCTTTTTTAGCCATATCGATAGCGTTAATGTCTTTTTCTTTAGGCTTAAATACTTTTTGAAGTATGCCCCATTTTCTAGACTGTTCTTTAGCGTAAGCTGCACCAGTTCTCCAGTGCTGTTTCTTTTCGACACCACCATCATTAACGTTAGCTTCACGTACTACTAAAATCTGTGTAAATGTATTCTTATCGATAGAAGAGATATAATCGTAATCGCCTACTTGGGTGGAATCGATTAAGATATCGGTTACCATATCGTTAATTTCTTTAACAGTTAGTTCACCGTTATCGTCATAAGCGATATATAAAGGTCGACGTAATTTAGGCTTCTCTTCTTTTTTCTTATACTTATCAGTTTTAGATAATTCAGCTATGGCCTGCTCTTTAGTGTACTTATTATCCATTAAGTACTGAATATCGTTTTTCTCGAAGTATTTACCATTCGGCGCCACGATATCGGAATCAGTATCCTTCTTATTGGTTTCTCGTAACTGAGCTGAGGTTTCGTTGCCCCAGGAGTTTAATCGCTCTGTAGGATCTTTTTTCTCACCACTCATCGATACGTTATTAAGGCCGCTAAAGCCACCGCGATAACGACTCGGATCTAAAGTCGGAGTCGACTTAATCGGTATCTTAGGAGATTGCCCCGATGTTAACGTTAATATCGTTAAGAAGATATCACGATATGTCGTACCATCGAACACATACGATATCTTAGGTTGTGTCGGAGTAACGGTACCTAGCTTAATACCGACGTCGGCCGATAACGCTACGATTAACTCAGAAGCACTCTTTTCGTTGTTAAAAATATAGTATGCTTCAGAGCTTAAATAACGACATTGATCGTATGCTGTTACGTTAATAAAGTTATCTTTATTCCGACGTTTCTCGAAGATATAGCCGACAAATACGAGTTCACCGTTAACCTTGAAATTAACGAGATCGCCTTCTTGTATATCGAGTAAGCTATCCTTAAATACTTTAAACGTTAATTTAGCTGGAGCCAGATCAGGGCTACGATCGAGCGTAACCCCGTCTTGAGGATCCAATAATAGAATTTCTTTACCTTTAAGTACTGTTAACTCATAGTCAATAGAAAGAGGCGCTTGTTTTACTTCTGAATTAAATTCTTCCATAAGTCTTCAGTTTTCCCTTCTTTGTACATAGTTAACGCTTGATTAGCACCTAAGAAGCAAGGTACTGTGATTTTATTTAAAGCGGCGATTTTAAATAAATTATTAGTGTCGCCGAATTGTTGTTTTACGATTCGCTGTAATGTGGTCTTATTAAACCCGTTAGGCGATTTAACTTCTTTATCTGGTACTTTATCGGTAGGACGTTCTGTTTTAACAGCAGTACTAACCGTACCATCTTTGTTTTCTTCGACTACGAGTTTCTTCGTGCCATAATCACGCCATTCTTTTAACGTGATATCGAGGTAAGCATCGAATCCGTAATCATGACTTTCTTTATGTGAAAGACCTTCGATCGTTACACGTTGATTAAGCTGACTTAACATTTCGCCATTCGGCTTCATACGAACGACGATAAAATTAATCGGCTTCCCAGCTTTCTTCATTTCGAGCAACTGATTCATGTAGTACTCAGCCTTCTTACTTTTCATAAGTATGGATTGATTAAATGGATACTTATTATTAGGCAAGAAGATTTCGAAGGAATATTCCGTCAAACCCATAGGCTTAGGAATCGTTACCTCCCCAGTTTGTAATAGATCGATGGTCTCATTCTTGTTGTTATAATTAATATCTAATGACTTTGGAGCAAGAGGTAATTGCATATTATTTAAATAAAAATAGTACATTATAATGCCTCCGCGGTATTTCTCTTAACAGTCTCGATTAAGCCGTTAGCGAAGTTAGTTGTAAAGTCGCCGTAGTTAACATCTTTATCGATCTTATTGTTATTAGTCACGTTAATATGGATCGTTCTGTTAGACCATTCTTTAATAGCGTCATTTTGAACGGATCGGTGAAGGTTCTTAATTTCGTCAGCTGTTAACTGAATAGATTTAGCAACTTTTTCCGTATGTTTAGCAGTTTTACCAGTATTCTTAGCTGTATCTTGAGCGGCTTGTGTTGCGGCATCGCGTTTATCGTTAGCATTAGCATTGTTGTCGTCGCCCGGCATTTTAATATCATTATTTAAACTACCGATAGCATTACTAATACCGTCTGATATACCTTGACCTACTCCAGCGCCCCAGTTATAAGCACTATCGACATAAGGAGACGCATCGATATAGTCCATACGATCCATAATAGTAGTTTCGCCACCATTAATAGCGACACGTTCTAACTGTAAAGAGTCTACATGACCTATTGCGCCACCGAATATCTTATCCATACCAGGAATCTTATTAATAGAATCGATGATATTATTAACGGCTTTAGCTACGTAACCAGCTATCGCATTCCATATATCGATAAATAAGTTCTGTACAGCACCTAATGGATCTTTCCATACGTTAGCAAAGAAATTAGCGAACGCCGCTATATAGTTCCATAAGCCAACGAATATATTAGCTACGCTTACGCCAAACTGAGCAAATAATGCTGCTATAGCACCGATTACGCTAACGGAAGTACCGGCCCATTCTTCGTACATGTTAATTAATTGATAGATAACAATAATTAACGCTACGATACCGAGTACGATCCATGTAATAGGCGATGTTAATAATGCAGAATTTAATACGGCTGTCTTAATTGCGGCAAATGCGGCGGCTATCCCCATAGCAGCATATTCGGCCGCTAATAGACCAGCACCGATAGCTACGACAGCCATAGCAGCTTTTAATACACCGAAGACAGCGGCATGTTGTTGGAAAAATGCCATTACTTTTCGGATACTAAAGATGATTACATTAAATACGCCCGTTATAATCGGAGCGATAAACTTAATATTGTTAACGATACCGGCTACAAATTCTTTAACTTCGGGAGCATTAGCTAATTTAGTTAGTAAACCGAATAATGGCTGAAACGATCTGATAAGAGTGTTATGGATCTGTGTACCGAGAGAGCTAAATGTTTGAGGCATAGCCGCAAATTTAGCATCGACATCGTCTTGTGCCGCCATAATAGCTTTATGAACGATATCGGCTGTGATTTTACCTTCGGAAGCTAACTTCTTAAGGTTCTCACGAGGTACCTTCATATAATCAGCTACATACTGTTCTAAGATAGGAGCTTGTTCTGCAATAGACCTAAATTCGTCGCCTTGAAGTACGCCAGATGTTAATGCTTGCGTTAATTGCGTCATAGCATTCTTAGCAGCTTCACCTTGTACACCGTTAACGACGAATGCTTTACTTACGATCTCGTTAAATTTAAGTGCCTCTTGTGGATCTGGGAAAATATTCTTAGCGGCTGTCGATAAATGAAGGACAGATTCCATCATATCTTCGTACCCCATACGAGCACGTTGAGCCGATTCGTAAATCTCGTCGTTTAACTGTGCAGCTCTAGCTTGTGAACCAGCAATATTATTTAACCGTGCACCGAAACTAGCAAACTGTTCTGAAGTATCGATCATCTTATGGAAAGAATCCGTAACCATATTTACGGCCCCGACTGCTACGTTAGCGAGTATGGAACCAGCAAATACTTCACGGAAACCGATCATACTACCTTTAGCGGCTTCGGCTGATTCACCAGATCTATTAATGCTGTTAGATAATTTATTAAAATCTTCGGCCGCCTTATTCGTAGACTTAGCTATCTCATCGAGGGCTGGAGAAACTTTATTATTTAAAGTTATGGTATTTTGTAATTGTGCCATTATTTATTCTTAGCTTTCTCTTCGGCTTTTTGCTCGGCTTCTACTCGAGCTAAAATCGAAGCAAAAATAAAGTTTCGTTCTTGAAGACTCATTTCGTCAAATTCACCCGGTCTAATATGTAATTTCTGTAGAGCATAGTGGTAAATAGCAAATTCTGGATTGCCATCGTCTTCTCCACTATGCTGGATTAGTTTTTTAACTCTTCGACCGTGTTAACTTTAGTAGTAAGACCACCGTATTTTTGAATCACTTCGAATAAATAGTTATATTCGCCAGCAGTAAGCATTTCACCAGCTAAGTCTTTTGCAGATTGTACACCGTAGTTATCTTGTAATTCGGCATTCATAAGATCTGGATATTTAACTGTTTTTTCGAGTAAAAGCTCTTTAAGTTTTTCTTGGTTAGTTTCTGTCGTAGGTACGCCGTTAACGATAGATACTTTATTAGCTTGATTTTGAATATAATCGATTTCGCGGCCTGTTAATGGTTTAATAACCCATTTAATAGGTTCGCCATTTTCTTCAAAACGTTCAGAAATAACGACTTCAAATTCTTTAGGCTTTTTAACGCCGTCTTTAAAGAAACCGCGAAGAGACATTTGATTGATATTAGACATAGGTAAATTCTCCTAAATGAATAAGAAATATGGGGAGCATTACGCCCCCCTGTTAGTTATTAGCCTTCCATTTTATCGGAAAGTTTAAATTGTTCTGGATATTCGATACCGCCAGCAATAAATTCGATTTCTTTTTCGAGGTATTTACCTTCGACATCGAATGCTACAGTATTAACACCTTTAAATACACAGTCTTTTAAGATAACAGTACGACGACCGATGTTACCTACGGAAGTCGGATCTTCGTTAGTCGCATAAATATCGAAGAAAGTTTGTTCGCCTTTAGTCGCATATTTAATAGCTAAATCATGGAAGATTGGATCGTTATCAAATTGAGATAATTTGCCAGTGATTTTAACTTTAGTTTGACCGGCTTGGTCGATAAGAGTACCGAGCACGCCGAATTCTTGAGTTTCGATATCGATCTTATACTCAAGTTTTTTAGCGTTCATAACGCTATAACGTTTACCGTTGATAACGGTATAGCAAGTAGCTAAACGAGATTTAGCTAATTCATTGCTTTTAACTGTTGCCATTTGTGCCATTATTTAGTACTCCTTATTTTACGTAGCAAGTAGCGTACAATTTATCCATAGCAACGGTAGGGTTGATTTCGTAATTAACGACTACAGAACCTTTTTCGTCGCCCTCTGCCGGGATTTGAACGTCTTTAGATTCGAATTCTTTAATTGCACGTACTTTAGCATAGTCTTCGAATAATTTAACGATATCGTTCCAGAGAGCAATACGACCATCTTTATCGTTAGGTGTTTTACCTAGATAGTAATTGTTAAATAATCGAGCTACATCGTATGCGGAATTATCCAAAACGCGAATAACTTGGTTTAATGCGAAGTCTTTAGTACGTTCTTTAGAGAATTCAGTAAATGTATTAACGTCGGATAA